GCGACATTCGACTCTAATAACTCCGTTAACTATGTGGAATCTATTAAATTCATCTGCTACTTCTTTACTTACAAAACTTTGAGCCGCTCCATTACTATACAGATTAACCCATGCTTGGAACTTTTTAGGTTTGGGGATTAGAACAATATCTAATGTACCTTCTGAATCATGCCATGTTTGCCCATTTTCAAATCTTGGATACAATTGGCCATCAACCCACATAGCTATTTTAACCTTTTCTTTTGCATTTGGATTATAGGTAATCATTTCGGGCTTTGAACCATCCCTACAAACCGCTTCATATTCTCCTGATTGGTACTTTTCCCAATCGAATGGGATTCTTTTTTGTTCTGTGTTCATGTTTTTATTGTTTGGGTTTAATTACTTAATCTTTTCAATTGCCTTTAAAATTGCCTTTTCTGCTATCTCTCGTGCATTGTCACGTCCTAATTTTTCAACGTGGCCCGACTTTGGATAAATGCTGAATTGAATTATTCTTTCTTCGGGGGGTTTAGCTTGCCCCCCTCTTTTGCGTATTGTCATGTTTAGTTATTTAATTTCACGATAACCTTTTTGAATTGTTGTAGCTGCGGAGTATACAATTGATTTAGACCTTTTATTACCTTCCTTTTTTACTTTCAAAAAGTATAATGCACCAAAAAAATTGATGTCATCTGAGGTAATTTGTTCACCTCTTTGCTTAGTGTCGTTCAATATGAACTTAATGTGTTTTACTCTGTCTGTCATTGTTTCGTTGTTTGGTGATACAAATGTAATAGAACTTTTGATTTATTTCGTTTATTTTATTCGAATATTTGCAACGTGCTATAAATCAGGGTTTTAAAATAATTCGATTTGTTTTGTTTTACTCTTTTCAATGATATTTAAGGCTGCTTTTAGAATGCTTAACCCTGCTTCATAGTCTACTAAGTTCCTGGCAATTTTATTAATTCTTTGCTCACCTTTATATTTTCTAAAATCATAATCATGGAATTCGGAAAGATTATTTACCTCTCCAATTCCTTGACATATTTGTATTTTTCTACATTGAAAATTAGGTATATTAAAATTTGACCAATACAAATGCCTTCCCCTTTGATTTGCTTGTATTAAAGGTTCGTAATAAGGTATAACATTTTCAACTACCCATTTTGTTTTTTTATCTGCAAAATGTTGTAAAAATATTATTTCTTGATATAACATTAAATCAGGATACCCTACTGCATATTTCCCACCTTTAGAACTCCAATACCTGGCACGGCTATGACTTGGACATGGTGGCGAACTCCAAATAAAGTCAAATTCTTTATAATGGTCTAATAAATATTGATGAGCATCAGCTACTATTACTGTATCATTTGGGAATCTTTCTTGATATAGTCGTGCTAATTTTTCATCCCACTCAACTGCTGTAATTTCTAATCCTGGTATTTCATCCCACTTGTAACGATTCCCTCCAAGACAAGCGTACAGATTAAGTATTTTCATTTTTTTGTTTGGTTTTAAAATTAGTTTGAACAATCACTAAAGACTTCACAACTATCCCCGCCAAGTAAATCAAGCTGATAGGTATATTCGTCTGAATCATCTTTTATTTTCCCATTCCAATTTTTAGCTTCTTCAAGTATTTGTTTTGCACTTCTATTATTTCTAAAAAATACTTTATTGTGTCCCATTGGGTCAATAGGGTACTTCTGCTCCATTTCATTCATAAAATCAAATGCAGATGGATTTTCTTTTGCAATTTGAAATAGCTTTCTGTCCGCTTTCTTCCAGCAGGTTTTACAGTTCCCTTGATAACCTTTTAATTCTAATCTAAAAGGCATTGAACGCCAAAAGATATTCACCATTGGTTTGTTTGAAGGTATCATTTTGCTATTTATAAGCGGATAAATAAAACCCATTTCTTTTGCTTTTGCGTTTATCCTATCAATTTCATCTTTTCTAATGCCAATCGCTGTATGATAGGATTCGCCATTAAACCAAACTTTTGCAAATGAATTTATCGGTGCTTGTTTCAATTCTCTTGTGCAATGTGGTGTCGCTTGGTTTGGGATGCCATATTTCTGTATAACAGCTGTAAATGGTTCTCCTTTGCGCTTAGCGTGTTCATAATCAGTTAAGGTATATCCAGTCCCTTTTCTTTCACCTTGCCAAACTAAAGACTCAACCCAATGCAATTTTAAGCCAAATTTCATATCACATCTTTCTACAAATTCAAGTGTTTGTTCGTTTTCAAGTCCCGTATTTGCAAAAACAAAAACAATATTTTCATACCCAAATTCTCTATAATGATTTTTTAACCATTGAGCCATAAATGCAGATGTTTCGCCACCTGAAAACGATACTAATAAATTTTTCATAATCTTTTAAAATTCATTCAACTCTTTTAATCTTTTATTTTCGGCTGCTAATTCGATAAGTAAGTTCTCAACTTCATCCAGTCTGACTTGCAACCTTAGATTCTTTTGTTCGTAAATTACCTGAATACCCATTGATTGAGTTGCTAAGTTGTAAGCTTCGTATAATTTAGCCAATTTTGCCCGCTTTTCTTGCCTTAGTGAGTCTTTTACTATTAAGTCAATACTTTGTTCAGATTCGAGAATAAACGTGCTTAAAATGGCGTTTAATTGAAAAATAGGGCTTTCTTGCTTTTTACTTAGATAAGGTCTTAAAGTCGAGATGAACTCAAACCACTTTTGATTTGCTTGGATTTCTTCTAATTCTTGCGGTGTCATGATTGCAATAATTCAGGATTTTCAAATATGTTTCCTAATACTTCAATATCTTTTTCTTGGCACAAATCATCTTCCCAATCTTCGGCAAAATCACCATTACTATCAAAATAAGTACCTTGAAATTTGCCACGACTAAAAGTAATTACTCCACGTTGCACAATATCACCCTCATAAATTTCTTTTCCGTTTTTGTCGGTGAGTCCTGTGTATTGCATGATTGGGTAATCTTTGTAAGCTCTATTCCCATCTGAGCATTTAATTAATGGCTGTAATTTGCCATTGCTACATATTGCGAATACTAATGGATATTCAATTCTTTTATCATCGGGATTCCATGCCCTAAATTTAATTTGTCTTGTTTGTGTTTGTTTTTTTAAATTCATAATTGTTTGTTTTTAAAATGGTGCTTGTTCTATTGGTTTAATATCGTTGTTTGATTGGCTTGCAAATCCTATAAATTCACCTTTTTCTCGGTATTCTTTACCCATTCCTGCATAGCAGATTTTGCCCTCAATAGTTTCTCTATATCGACTTTTACGCCAATCGAATTCAAGTGGTTCAAATAATACATTTGCTTTCCCCAATACATCGGGTTTAACCTTATTAAAGTACAAATCAACTGTTTGTTTTTGCTTTTCAGGATAATCAACTGTAATAATTGTTTTGCCGTTACTATTCCAGGCAGAACCGCCTTTTATATCGTCTGCATCAGGCACTCTCCTTTTTGGTTTGCTCCCGTCTTTAGGCATCATTATTTCCATTTTTTTTGGATGTGCGATTGTCATCAGGTGTTTGCATTTCGCTTCTGCTAATTCGTTTCTGTAAGCCAAAACGTAATCCAAATATAAATCTTCACGCCCTCCAAATTGTTGTAAATCGTGAAATAGATTTTTCCATGAGTCAATAAAAACAGTATTAATTGGTCCGTTGTTATCTTCGTAATCTACTCCAAAATTCCATAAGTCAATCGGTGTTAATGGTTTTTTTGCATCGTCTTTTTGAGCAATTAAAAAGTAAGTATCAATCCATGCAGTAGCTTTTATAATTTCGGTTTGAGTAATTGAGTTCTCATAACCACGAAAAGAACGTCTATAATGTTTTACTAACAACTTACGTCTAATCTCGTTATAACTGCCAATGTCAGGGGCATAAAGTAAGTGTCTTAATCCAAATGCTTCTGTTTGATAAAATAGCAATTCTAAGGCAAACTCAGTTTTCCCACTATGGGGCAAACCCGTAATATCTGTTACACCATCGAGTGAGAATTTAAAGACTCCATTCAAACATTCAAACCCTGCATAGTTTAACTGAGTACCGCCTGACTTATGGTAATCTTCAAATTGAAGTGCTTTTTTAGAGTAATCAATAATTTTTACGTTCATAGATTACCTCCGTTTCTTTCTAACCAAGTTCTTTGTCTGTACTCTCTTTCGGTTTCTTCTCTTTGCTCTGGTTGATTTATTGTTTCAGGTATCACATCCTCCCACCTTTTTTGATTTAGGTATGTTTCAGGGTTTGGATGTGTATAGTTTGGAAATGGTTTATGGTTTAAGAATTTGTGAATACTGTTTTTGATTTGTTCCTTTTCTGAATTAGTTAGTTTATCAAATTTAGGTTTGCAAACTTTCTTCCCTGTCT